GGCAATGAGGGACCGGGAGGCTCCACTGCCAAACCTGGTTACGCAGGGTAACCAGTACGTTTGGAGTGAACGCGTTGAATGCGATAACATCGTTGCTGGTCGCGGCAGCTTGATCCAAGAGGAACTTGGTGATGTTATCGTCACGAACCATGGTGGCTTCCAGAGCATCGTTGTACTTCTCTTCGATGATCTGTGCACCGGCTTCATGGATCTCATCTTCGCCCATCATTACCAAGGTCTCAACGTTGTAGCCCTTGGGATAGATGTATTTTTGGCGAATCAAAGACTCAACAGTGTGTCCATCGGACAGCATCAGCCAAGAAGTAACATCCTTCTGGCGAATGCGGACACGGGCAGTTCCACCCTCAGCAACATCTTGCTGAGCAAGAATCTTGTTGGTGAAACCCATGCGGCCCATGGTCTCAGAGATGCTGTCGGTGAATACCTCACCGAGTACCTGGAAAGGTCCGGATGCAGTAGGAGCCTTCTCTGCGAGAGCGGCCTGCACCAGATGCCCCTCCTGATTCCAGGATGCAACATCGTCCATCGGGAACCCAGGGTCCTGACGGATTTCCCCAGCACGAGCGAGCTTAACAAGACCGTCAATGATCTCCATAAGGTCACGCTTGCTGCTGGCGTTATACTCACCGCCCGCACCAACCAAGTTGGTGGTGTCGGAACGAACTAAACTTCCTGTGCGAGGATTCGCCTTGAATGTACGCCCATCAGCGATATCATTCCCTTGACGATCCCGGAGAGAAGCCTTTCTGAATACTTTAGACATAGCAAAGTCTCCTTTCACGTTAAGGGTTACGCCGGGGTGATGTACTCAACGCCTAGGTAGGGATCGCCTGCGGTCGGCAGGGAGATTACCTCACCAAAGTTCGTTAGTCCAGCTTTTGAAAACACACCATTGACGTCGAGCGTAAGCACGTCGCCAACAGCATACTGTGTGAAGCAGTCGTACATGGTCGTATAAACCACGCAATGACCCTGTGCTACAGTGATGAGGCCAAATTGATCCTCAGCACCACGGTTTACGTGGGACTGACGAAGAAGCTCATCACGCTCAATGGCGGTCAAGATGTAGCGGTATACCACACGCACCCTGTCACCAGCTTGAGCAGCAGGAAAAGTCAAAAGACCGCCCAGTGTAGCAACAACCGTCAAAGCAGCGGGAGCAGCTGCAACGGTCAAATAAGCTGGTACACCGAGAGAGTAGTCCCAAGCAGCTAGCTCAGGAACAGTAGGAGTTGCGCTCTCAACCATGGTGGTTTTCTTCAACTGTACTGTGTAAGGAGCTGCGGAGGGTACCGTAATCTCTTCCACACCAGTGAAGGTTACCGCAGAGATGCGAGATTGCAAGGAAATTCCTGCTGGTCGCAGAGACGCAGCAGCGGTGCTGGGCTGCACGACTTCTCCCAACCCAGAGGCGTCCGGTACACGAATAAGTACGGTACCTTCCTCTAGGAGATTGACAGTCGGCGCAACCGAAAACTGTCGCTTCCACTCGAAACGGGAACGAGTGAAATCGACTTTTGTCTTTACAGACGCATTCGGAAGGATTGACATTTTCTGTCCTCCATCTAGTCGAGTTTCGTTTCAGGTTTACTACTCAAAAATAATGGGCCCTAATTGAGGCGGAAAATGATAATGTTGATTCCTCAATCCGAATGCTGTATCCAACTACCACTGTTGATAATCTTCGTCAGTCGGTAGTGACAGATGTGTACAGGATTCAAAATGCCCGACACTAAACACTAATGTTGCTGAATGCGCCGTTTGGGGTAATGTTGCGGAATAATATCACTGGCGCTGTTTTGACTACTATAGTATAAGTAGATTCTTGCTCATGCGTAACAAATAATTATTATTTGTTACTAGGCTTGTCTTTTCTGTTTTTGCCTTTTCCTTGCCAGTAACGATTGATCATCATCACTTTGTGTTGAAGAGCTTTTTTCTTAGTTGGGAAGCGTCCACGAAGGCGCCCTTTACCCCCACCTTTCTTGCTCTCATACACACAGTATTTCTGGTCAACCAGTTCCTTTTTAGGATCTATGTCCTTCTCTCGGCAAATATCTACACCGTCCATCTCTTCTGGAAGGTCGTAGGCAAGCACCTCAGTTAAAGTGTCATTTACTACTGGAGTGTATACTACTCCAGCAAATATTACGTGTCCTTCTACTTTGGAAGACAAAGCCATCTCCTGTAGGTGGTCATGCAACAAATTTATTAGATCCGTTACAGCCCCAAGGTTACTACCTCTACCAGAAGGCCCGTACAGATACTTTTTTGAAACATCTGGATGAGAAGTATAATTTTGGATAGCTAACTCAATATCTTTATTTTGAATGCCGCATCTTTTTAGAGCAAAAGAAGCGTGCTCCATCAACGAAAGGTTTCTTTCGCCGCCAAATTCTATATCTACATCGCGTAGATCCTGAAGGGCGTTTCTAATACACAGTGTTGCAGCAACGTTTTCCTGCTGGGTCTCTGCAGATCTTTCTTCACGGTAGCGTTCTTTCAAAGTCTTTACCTCTTCTGGATCTGCGTAGAACATCAAACCAAACTGGCGTCCGTTCCACCCAACAATGTAGACTCCACCATCTTTAGTTAGCTTACTTGCACGGTTCATTGGCCCAGTAACAGAAGAAGATAACGTAGAAGTAATTTCATCGAAAACGTCATCGACAGCTGTGTACTTATCTTCTAACTTACTAGGGGTTCCAATCTTGTCTTGCAAATCAAACCGTTTTACTAAACTAGCAGCGGCATCAAAAGTTGGTGCGGTTGCCCAACGACGTAGGAAAAGCGTAAGACCGCCTTGACTATCTAGAACACGACTCTTCTTACGACTTGTTCTAGTGGCAAGACGTTTTAATACTGTCTCAACTGCAGCATCGAAGTCTGAGATGTCCGGTACTAGATCTGGGAGAGCCATTTCAGCTACCTAGAAGAAAATCCAATCGGTTTAATCAGCCGGTAGGCATAGATAACTCTTGGACTCTCTAGACCCTTTTGCTTGTCGATGTAGTCTAGCGCTTTCTGTATGGTAGCAACGGCGCTAGTAGGGTTCTTCTCACGCCAATGCCATCCAGCGCGGGTCACCTCAAAGTACCAAAGCTCTCCCTTTTCTTTAGCCTTTTCGGCCTCCACTTTTTGTGGAGGAGAAAGCTTTGAGTTGATATCCTCAGGAATAGAACGACCCACTTTCTTTGATCCTGTAGGAAGCTCCTCCCCTGTTCTACTCTTGGTAAGAATAGTGATGTCAAACTCTACTGCGTCACCATTGTAGAACTGGTCATCAAAACGGTCGCTAGCTTTAATCGATGGAGAGTTTTTGGTGGAACGCTTTCCACGGTTCTTCTTTTTCTTCCGTCCTGCTGTAACCTCATCGGCTGCAGCAAGTCGGTAGCGCTCACCATTAACTTTGATGAATTTTGGTAGGTTTTCCATATCTGATCTCCGACGTGATACCTGCCCCGTCTTTGGAGCATCTACAGGATTTCTACGAATTGCGTTTCGCAATCCTATTAGGTTTTGTGTATCAAATTGTTCTATTACGTTACCTGCTAAATCAATAATTTCATGAGAAGAATCTGGAGCTACTTTGACAGTCAGACGGTGGCGCCTATCGGTTTGGTCAAACTCAAATTCCCATACTAGCTTGATGGTTACTGGAGGAAACAACCATTTTCCACCACGGTATCTTTGTCCAGTAAGTGTTGTAATTCCAGTTCTCTTTTTAATAAAACCGCTTTCTTTCTCGTCATTAAAATCTATATCCACAGACCAGTAGATACGATCCATATCTTGCAAACGTAATTTGGTACTCGGACCTATTAAAGCACTAGTACTTTCCATGGTTAACACGCAGGAAGCGGGGCACCACAACTTCTACAGTTAGACTCATCACTCTTCGGAGAAGTACCGCAGTAGACACAATCACATCTTGTTTCTCTATCTAAAGTTATAGGAATATTTTTTGTGTCCACCACTACACTCATATGTATATAGTTAGGACTTCCTCTATGCCGCATTCTACGAACTGTGTTAACATGAGCTGTAGTATCTATACCATTTAAGGATATAGGAATAGTAGCTCCGGGACGAATCTTTAGCGTAGAGTAATAACTAGAAGGACCATTATCAAAGTGCTTCTGGTACTTCCAAGGAGTAGCGTACGACCGTGCTAGTCGTTCACCAACTTTAGATAACTGCGCACAAGAGATCTCAGTGTTTACGAGTACGCAATCAATAGGAGGTTTTCCTGATTTATGGAACCAAATCATACCAGGGTGCTTACGCAAAACGGAAGACAATCGTAAAGATCTAGGGGCGCACCAGTGGCCAAGTTTTGGCCACAAGTCAGAAAGCTCAGGCAGTAGGTCGCCGAACTTACTTTTTGAGATTGCTAAGAGCATTCAACTCGGAGATTCTCTGTGAAGCAGCGACACGAAGGTTATACAATTGTTTTGAACGCCCAAATACTTGCTGCACAGGTTTCTTTGGACGGAATTTCCTGGATAAACGTGTAGTTAACGCAGTTGCTTCTGCGTCTTCTCCAAGAGTTGCTTCTGCGTCTTCCTCTTCTGGAACAGGTACGTCTTCCTCAGAAACTTCTGTTACATCTTCCAAAGATACCTCTGGAATTTCTGCTCCAAGGAGGTCACCTTCACCAGGAGTATCCTCTTCAGTGTACTGAACAGAAAGAGTGCTCACCAAACCGTCCAACGAGTTTAGTACCTCTTCCATACCAGGACCAAAAATGTCGTGAACAACATCTTTCATCCAGGGACGGAAGTGATCTACGGATTCCTCATAACCATACTCACCAAGCTTCTGCTTGATTACCTCACCTAGTTCTCCAATACCATCTTCAAATATTTTTGTAAGAGAAGCTTGGATACTAGCTACCGACTTGTCATACATCTCTACCCCTTTTTCGGAGAAGATGTCAGCAAGTGGATCGTGCATTCTGCGGCGCAGTTTAGCAGAAGTTTCTCCAGGACGGCGCTCTGGAGCAGGAGCCTCTTCTTTTTTATCTTTTTTACGAGCAGCTACGGCTGTAATCCCTGGTTTGTCTGAAGTCTTGGGCCGATATTTGGCAGATCGCATTTTTGTTCTCCCTATAACTACTCGTTCGAGTTATCATCTTTTATATCGCCACCTGTTTCACGTACTTCTTCTAGGTGGGATCTAAGTTTATCGCCAAGGGCGCTTCCGGTAACCAAGTTACCAGATTTGAAATCTGCGTAAACCTGCCGCCAGGTTTTATAAACCAGGTCATCCAACATAGAAGTTACAGAGCGCACTTCCCGTACGCCAATGAACGCAAAGATTCCGCCTAGACATTTACTAGATGGTTCACGTCCTAGAGAGATATCCAAACTATTTAGATGTGGGTATTCCTGTGTAACTTTGTCAGTAAGCTGTCCTACGAATTCCTGAACAACGGGGTCAGGAACATCGTACTCCCAACCGAGTACGTTAAAATGAGGAGCATAGCAAAAACCTCCTCGTATGTTATCTACACTTTCTTTCAATTTCTCATCCCTAATAGAAAGAACGGCAGCTGTTTTACTGCCAATGTATAACCTTGGTTTTAAAGAGGAAGTTCTTTCAGGAAGGGACTTTGGTGACCAGATTTCTCTTGCCTGGTCCGTCGTAATTTTTGGAACTCCGGAGTCACGTAGGAGAGACAAAAAGAATCTTTTTGCATCCTCCTTGGTAAGCTCTAGAATACGGTCACCTTTAGCTCCTGAAAACTTTGCAAAAAAGCTTCCGTCAATAGGATCTAGATATAGTGCTCTGGTTTCTGTTGGATAGTCTACCGACACAAGAAGTTCCCCTTCTAATGGGTTCCCTTCTTCTGATAGAAGAGTAATATCATGGCCTTCTCGCTTGCGAGTCTTAAGTTCTGCTAAACGGTATCTGCAGCCACGATATTCTATATATCTTGGAGGATTTTGTTGGGCGTCCATAAGAACTCCTTAGATTCCCCAGATCCTGTCAGAAAGTGCTATCGGGTAAGCCGGATCTTCTACACTAGAAGACTCTACAAAATAGTAGTCTAGCATACTCTCATACACCAGATGGCCCCGTTCAATAGTACCTTTTCCAGCACCATTTCTTATATGGTCACAAGTAATACGCCCATCAGAATGAAACCTGCACCAAGGAAGGCTGCATTCTGTTCTCTCTACTAAAGCTCCCATACTATGCCCAATCCTATCCTTTTTTTGGACAAGATTGGCTAGTCTTGAATCCTTGCTTCTATCAAAGCCTTTTAGTATCTTAGTATGCCAAACGCCTCTAAAAGGCACCAACGTGGCATCGAATATAATTCCTTTGGCGCGAGTAGGATCTGAGTTGTCGTGATCCATATGAACGGGTTTACCAATAAATGTTTGGTAAGCTGCCCTTCCAATAATTGGCCTAAATGTAGTAAGCTGATCGTAGTTAAAGGCATCCATGTTACGATTTGGATATTCAGCAACTACAATAGGAACATCTACAAGAACGTAGTCTGAAATATTAGCACTGGTATGGTAGGCTTCAGCAGCTAGAGGAAGCCACGATATATCTAGAAACCCACAAGCGCAGTTAGCTGTTTTCTCAAGCTCGCTACTTGCTACACGTAACCTTCCTCCTGAGGTGTTAACATCAAGAGTGTGCCCTTCAATAATTACTGGCTCATCGTAATAGCGGTCTTTGGTCCATCGTCTGGAAAAGAACGTGTCACCAACGTGTAGACCCCTACCAGCAGTAACAATTTTTTCAGAAGAAAGGTCAAAAAGAGTCATCAATATAATCCCTAGGTAGTGAAGTATCAAAAGAAAATGTGTGGGGGAGGGAAATCCTCCCCCACACATAAGCAGTTGTTACTTGCTGCGCTTGTAACTAGCTAGAGACTGCTGCATGTGGCGACCAGTTAGGTTCATCTGGCGCTTCCAATAGTCTTTGTCACCAGTGAATCCAGAACCAGAAGTAGAAGAGGGAGCAGCAGTACGTAAAGGAACGTTTGCAGGAACCGAAACGGCAGCTACTTTCTCTCTAACGGGAGCCTCAGAGATTGCATCGTCGTACTGAGGAATTTCATCATCAGCTTGGCGGTACCCAGGATGACGGTAGCTCATCCCAGTGATCTCTTTGATATGGTGATCCATAACTTCTTGCGGAGCACCGATCCACTCTTCCGCTTTATCCAACATCGCGGTTACATAGTCTACAGCTGCCTCGCGCCAGGCTTCCTCGATAAGATCCACCGCAGTGTTCTCATCAATAGATACCCGACCCATTTGCAGAATGAGAGCATCTTTCAAAGGATTGTCTGTGAGATAGTTCTTCATAGAACCCTCAATAACAACCGCTGCGGTGCTGATAAGCTTGTCTTTTAGATCAGACATCGCAACTTTACGAGTATCTTCCAACTCGTTAACAGCAGCTTCACGCATCTTAGAAGCTACTTCACCCTCTAGGGCAGAAGCTGCATAATAACGCGCATGTACACTATTAAGAGTCTCCTTTAGACCAAAGTTCTCGATCCCTTCCAGAACAAACTCAGGGTAGTTCTCATCCAAGAACATACTAAGATGCTCAGGAGGAAGCTGCTGATCCGCCATGGAGATTTTTGCAACAGGGTCGCCATCTACCAGAACCACATAGTGTGGATTCTCGCTATCCTCTCCATGGAGGAATAGGGTTACATCGTTGACGTCCGCGCCTGCTACTACTTTGTCCAAAGAAATGGTCTCGTAAATCATGTTATTTTCCTCTTTTTCGGGGGCCTCCATAGCAGCGGTGGCGAGTTCGTCCTCAACCTCTTCCGCTTCTGCTTCTTTTTCCTTCTCCTCAAACACCGCCTCGTCCACTACCTCTTCCTCTGATTGCTCATCGGGAGTAGGAGACGGAATGCATCCAGATGGGCATTCCGATACAGGCTCAACATCTTCCTCAGAAACTTCTACGATGTCGTCGTCACTCATCTCAGAAGCTTCCTCTTCCGCGTCCGCTGCTTCGTGATCTCGGGTAGAATACTGACGGCCACGAGTAGCAGAGGGAGGACCTTGCTTATCACAAGATTCACGAGCACGGTCTTCATCCTCATCGTCGTCTTCCTCGTCGTCGTCCTCTTTATCCATGTCATCAGCATCGTCCATGTCGTCATCCAAAAACTCAACTTCGTCTTCAGATACTTCCATAGCTGCTTCGGGCTCTTCGTCGTCATAGGCTTCTACGTCGTTCTCGTCTACGTCCATGATATCCTCTTCTTCTGACTCATCTTCAAGAGCCTCTTCGTAATCAGCATCTCCAGGAGCAATCTCGTCCACCATCTCTATAGTAGAGATGTCTTCTGGATCTACATCTACAATTGGAAATTCGGGCTCTTGGTCTAGGTACTCGTCTGCTTCTTGACGTACAAAGCCCATCTCTTTTGGGGGCTTGGCCTCATGACCTCGACCCCTATCTAAATTCATTTTTTCTCTAAGTCCCGGCATTTTCTCTGACTCCTTATCGGGCGATGCTTCTACTGGTCCACCAGTTCCACCACCGCCAGTTTCTGATATTACATCTCCACCTAAGCTATCGTCATGAAGTAGTCCTGGTAGACCTTTCATAACTTTTCTGCACGATTTACTTTTTCCTTTGTAAGGGCAGCTAGGTGGTCCATGTGGATACTCGTCAAGGAATTCTTTTGCGAATTCCTTGACGCGTTTCTGTACTTCAGGGGGTTCGAGTTCTATATTTAAGGCATCTTTGCCACGATTCCCCTTAGAGTTATCCCTATCAGAAGGGCCATCACGAGAGTTGGTCCGTAGACGCAACTTGCTTGAAAATACCGACATCCTATCCTCCTAATGTTGCTTTAAGCTCGTCTCGTAGTTTTTTAATAATGTCGCAGGTCGACGAGCAAGAATACTATGGTTTGGAAATACCAAGTTGGTCGGCGTAAAACCGAAGCTCTTCCCAGAGCTTCTTACTACTACTATACTTCTCAAATGTAGGGATATCATCTGAGTTAGAAATATCCGACAACCTTTTTACCATGTGCCCGAATTCTTTCCACATTACTGCTTCTTGTGATGAAGAGTGGGCACGTCGGTATAGGTTTCCTTTATATGATAACTTATTCGGAGCAGAATCGTTCTTAAAGTTAGACATTTTACTGAAGATTACCCTAAGTGAGTTGAGAAACAAGCCAATCAACAAGTTGCCACAGATCACTAAATCCAGAAGAACCGGTACGGTCTCTACGATTGTAAGTGTAGGAACAACTTACAGGGTATCCGGTAGAACCTTGCGGTCTAAGCATAACGGTAACAACATCCATTTTTCTCTTTCCCAGACTGACATCAAAGTAGTAATCAAAATCGGTAGGAGATCTTACAATTATTTTATCCGCACCCAGACGGTTTTTCAGTTCTTCTGCCACCAGACCAAATACTTGAGCGTAAGTACTTATGTAAGGAGGAAACTGACTCAAAAGACTTACTTGTGAGCTGTTACCACCGACTGTGAAGTTATAGCAGGATAATGGGCAGTCAGTTGCAGTCATATTACTACAACCGCCAGCCATCCCAGTTCCAAAAACCCTGGTCCAGTTCGCTGGCATTTATACAGTCCTTTTTGTGAAAAAGATCTAGTATAGAATAACTAAGATGCGGTGGTATCAGTGAATATTTCTATGGGTTGAATAAGTTTGCCTTCTGGACTAACATACGCTTGAAACCTAACTGGAACGTCTCCAAATTCTTCAAGTATAAAAGCGGGAGTACCTTGAGTAAACCCAACAAACCCTACAATATTGAATCCGAATTGAGGGGAAGAGTATGTGTTAGAAATCTGTGGATTTATAAGACTTACTTGTACCCCGCCAACCTGTGTACGGATTGCACGAATAATTGGCTGTAAATAATCTTCCCAAGAAGAAACAGGCTCCTCCTCTATATCTTTTACCATCTCAGCCTCGTCAGGCCGCTCATCTTCTGTAGTATCTGTTGTGGTATCCGTCTCGTCTGCTGCTACATAAACTCGTCCCTTGTATAGAACGCTCTGCGCTTTCATAAGATCACCTAACCTTTTTTAAAGGGGCTTTCGTTAGAAACGATACCGGTAAGAGTCTGGCTCTCAGGAAGAGAGTTTTCAAATCTGGGCATCATACCCGAAAGAGCAGCAGCTGGAGCTGCAAAAGATCGTTTTCTTCCACAAGCTTCAGATATACGAGAAATCATTCGTATCTCATTGGAAAGTTTTTTGTTTAAGCCAACCCCGTTAACACGATCAAGGACGTACTTAACAATTGGTTCAAAGAATTCGGCAGGTAGGTCTATTGGAGGAACTATCCCTAAACGAGTTGCAACATATTGAGTGGCCTCCGCTTGCCGCCTACTCAAACCCTCTTTACTCTCTAGCTCTCGAAGTAAACCTCTGGCAACACGTTCCCGTCTTTTGTTATCTGGATCACTTCTATTTATACGGTCAAGGATCTTTGCCATCCTACGCTGCGGCATACCGAATATAGTTTTTTCATCATCCCATAGTGGAATACTATCTAAATCTTCTATAATGTTTCTTACCGTACCCTCACGAACTCCAGCAAGTACTTTTCTAAGATGCGGTTTATTTATCTTGAATCTACTTCCACTAAGACTTGCTCCAAAACCCTCTTCTGGTGCAGCGGGAGCTTCTGGAGCTGCAGGAGGTGATTCGGTCTCCCCTCCTCCACCAGCCTCTCCCCCTCCTCCAAGCTCTCCTCCACCAGCTTCCCCACCCGCTGCCTCGCCGCCCGCTTCACCGCCTAATCCTCCACCAAAGTCGCCACCAAAGTCTCCAAAGTCGCTCTCTCCAAAGTCACCTCCACCTCCCGTAGCTTTACCACTCTCATCAATACCATATTGTTTCCGTAGGGCAGCTTCGGCAACCTGTTGCTCGTAGATTCGCTTCTTTGTTTCAAGGTCAGCATCAAAAGAGTCTAAGGCTTTGTCGATATCAAACCCAGCAACTTGAGAACGCATACGAATAGGAACAGGAATTCCCTTTTCTTCCAACCCATCTAGTATTTCCAAGAAGTCCCTATCTGCTACAGGGGATAAAGGTTTATCCCATTCAACAGTGGGAATTTGGAACGATGGCTCGTTGCGCCTTCCTCCGAAACCGCCCTTCGGACCACCAGTACGCACTCTATGAGAAATCTCAGCTTTGGTACGCTTTACGAACCCATGTTGCCGTGCCAGCTGAGTACACATTTTTTCAATTAATATTTTCTGTGTAAAATACGAGCGTACTGCTCTAACCTTCTCTAAGAAGGTTGAAAGGATAACCTCCATAGAGTTCCAGTTAGCCTCTCCCGACATAAACTGTTCACTTATTCCAAGTGCTCTCATCTTAGCTTCAGAAAGAAATGCCCATTCATCTGACAGTTTCCAGAAATCAGACGCGCCTCCTCCAACAGGAGTAACGACTACCCCTTCACGAGTTACTACCTTTCCTCCAATTGGGTCTTCTTCTGCAGCAAAGAACAGATCTAGTACTTCAGACATCTCATCATCGGAGGCATCGGGCCACACAGTGATGTGCCAGAGGGGGCCAGCACGACGACGTGCCCCTGCAATACTAGCATCTAGTAACGCCTTCTCATAAATCTTGAACGGCATTATACGAGTAAGATACGATGTTCCGTAGTAGTCCGTTGCAAAGGTTTTACGGGGAAGGAACATTGTATTTTCAGGGGCTAAAGGTATTGGTTGACCTGCGGCCATCAGATTGACTAATACAGGATCCAATGTACTACGCTGTTCTATAATACGAGGATCTGAAGAAGTGGCCCAAGTACGCTGGTCTTCTGTCGGCTGTAGATCTATCAATGGATCTAAACTTGGAACTGGAGATACAGAGATTGAAACATAGTCTAAATCATGTGGGATAGTCTCTGTCCAGTAACCACGAGACTCATCCATAAGTTGATGGTAGACAAACTTTCCAAAAGTTAGGTAGTCACTAAGGAGCATGGGCATCATTGGAAGAATGCCGCTAGCATAAATTGCATCCTGGTAGAACTGTAATACCTTCTCGTCGTTTATTCCGGACAAAATTACATTTTGTGAAAATGCTAAATCACGCCAGTACTCCGTTGCAGGACCGGCAATGGCATCAAACATCATAAGATTTCTAAAAATTTTGTGCTGTGTCTGGGGATCTGCTGGTAGAAAGTCTTCTGCTAAGGTAGGGTCTTCTGCGCGTTCCCATACAGGAGAGTACCGCTGATTCATTCCCGCACCCGCAGTCATAGGGGCGGTAACGTTCGTCATCGCTGTCCCATATCGCGTACGGGACTGAGGGGAAGAACTATGCGTACGTACAAACGCTGCAGTACGATTTACTGTCCTTCGTAGTATCTTACCCTCAGTAAGGTCATATTTGAATTTGAACATAAGGTTCCTCAGCAACTGAGTGCCGTCTTGGTACTAACATAAAAGAGTCATTCTACTGCACAATATACTAGTTCTTCCATACAGTTGTCCTACAACCAGAACAGAAGTTCGCTATTTGATACTTGTGCAACTTAACCGGTGCCATACTTGTTTTACAGCGTGGGCATAGACCTTTCTTCATTAAAGCTTCTATCTCTAAAAATTTATCAGAGGTGTTATCTGCTACTACCGCTGTAGTAGCTTCTGCTGCAACAGAAGCCGCTGTTTTTAATACTGTATCAATATGTGCCTTAGCATATGCTTCCGCGAGCTTCTTGCTATTACGGTAACGGAGTATCATGCTGCGTAGGATACCCTCCGCTACAGTAAGATCTTTTCCTTTAGAAATAGGATCTGAAAATCCTGACACACGAAGATTTCCTACCATTCGTTCTACAAGAGAAGTTTTGTCAGCAACAGTAGGAATATCAAGGTCGAACTCTGCTAGAACATTCCTAGCTAAATCATGAAGACTATTTGTAGTCATTATACAACTCCCTATCGTCTACCGGATCTGTAGTTTCCTACAGAGCGCTCTGATGTTGAACGTTGGCCTCCCATAAGACCGCCTCCCATAGTACTTCCGCCGCCCCTTCGACTGGCACCCCTAAAGATGCCTACAGAACCACTTGAACCATTTTTTCTCTTATTAACAAAAGCGCTCTGTTTTTGATACTCTTTTTTGTAACGCTGGATAAAACTATGCGCTAAAGCGCCTACTCTAAACAGGTCGTCGTTACCGTTATCTGGTTTATATAAACGCTTACCAAATTGGTTCACAGTAGTAAGCTGCAATTGAAAATGTGCTCTAGGGGACTCTGCTCTACGAGAAAAATCTCGCATCTGTAACAGATCATCAGGAGCGAGTTCTGGAGTAGGTAGCCACACTTTCATTCCACGCAGTTCATCTCTAAACTGTACAAAGTCTTTCCACTTTAAACTATAACGTTGTGCGTCAACTTTTAGAGAAGGATTTGTTCGTAAATCATGAACCGCATAGGCACTATTCCATCTATCAAATCCAACATGTAAAAAATTAAATGCTGTAACTAGAGGAACAATAAACTTGTCGTAGCACCAAGCTAGGTCTACTGTACTACCGTGTGTAGGAGCAACCTCTACAAACTCTTCAAAGAGTACGCCATCTATATCTGGAAGGTAGCGTGCAACGCATAACGCAAATGAGTTATTATTTTCTCCGTTATCTATTGCTAGCACACGTGCGTTAAATGGATCGTAAGCAACCTCCCCCAGCACAGGACGCACCCAACGGAAGCCATCATCGTCTTCTTGTCTCTCTATACCATATTTAAATAAGACCTCTTCTCCTTCTGCATGGATAAGATCTTGAACAAGACGATGCTCTGGAAGGAAAGGACTCAACGCACGAGGAGGAATAGCACAGAAATCGCGTAGGAACGATTCCATGTCTCCTGCCTTCTGCTCACGAATCACATACTCTTTTTCTTTTGGGTTAACTTCCCATGTTTTAAAATGCGTGTAAAACATTCTAGGTGCGCGAGTTGCTATCGCCGCACGTTGCATAATAGGGTCACTAATAGAGGACGGACTAGAGATATTAAACATGTATGCATCAAGACTGTTATAGTCACCTAGAGTCTCTCTTCTATAGTCAGCTTGTGTACGAATAGTTGTAAGACTGTTAGAAAGTGCATTAAATACTTCTGTACCGTCTTTTGTTCCAGCACGTTTGCGGCCCGAATCATCACAATTATGTACAACCATACCATTAGCAATAAACGCGTGTGAAGGAGAGTCAATAGCTATATCAAATACAGGCTGTACCCCTACATTTTCCTTTTTAACAACAGGGAGCCATAACACTCCAGAAGCTACTAAACGCTCCACTTTACTGTAAAGTTCAGGGTCTTCTTGTTGTAAACACTTGAGAGCGTAGCTCTCATCCGAGTTCTGATTTAAAGCATTTAGTACGTAAACATACTTAGGAGCACTAGAGCTTGTATACGTACGAGAGGTATCTTCAAAAGAGGGCACAAACGGAAGTTTATATGAATCTTCTCTTCTAGTCCTATGTATAGAATCGAAGTCGTATCCTTTGGTCCGACATGATAACTGCGCAACAAGTCTAATTGAGTCGTAGCGAGGCAAGTGTACTGTATACGCATCATTATGGTGGTTCTTTTGTTTATGTGATTTAATTATACTACTTACAAGACCCAACCTTAAACATAATAATTGGAGCTGTGTGGCTAGTTTTTTACTAGTAGTGGACATACTTACATTTTTATTACTAATGGAACCGTCACCATCAATATAAGCGGACAAGAATGCTAGCACAGATTCTTTAGGAGCGCGTAAAATTGACCAAGGTACACCCTTGGTATGCGCGATAGACGGCTTCATTCCGACATACCGTAAAAACTTTTTGATTACAGCGTAAGCCGTATACACATGGTACGCAGTGCGATGTGTTGGATATTTTTCCTTATTAGGAACTACTGTGATCAGTTTAGGCGTAATTCCAAATACAAGCGTGAAACACTCAATAAAATGGTCAACAAGCCTTGTGTCAGTGTTTGTAAAAGCAAACTTTACAGATCCTTTTGCATAAGATCCCTCTGAAACATAGTACCCCAACAAATAACCAAGTTCGGGCGTCATTTCTTCAGGAAAGTTACAATTTATACGATCTGGGTATGGATCTTTATAGTTAGCCTCAATCTTATCTATATCAAATTTATCGGTAGTAGAATAGACACAGTGTCTTCCGTCACGTGATCTAACGAGTTTACCTTGTCTAACTAGTTTACCCAAAAGTACATGCAATCCTTTTAACTCAAACGGTGCAGCCACCTCATCTTTGTAGAAAGTTTTTAGATCTGCCATTAACCGTTGGGCCTCAAGCTCGCGGAGTACCTTACGTTCTGGTAGGTAGGACAACTCCAATTTCTGTGGAAACTCGCCACCAATCCCTACAGCTACGTGGTCACCTAATTCCAAGGCACCAGCTTCTTTCCACCTTATATCTAAATCAGGAGTAAGCACACATACGCGGTGGTCCACTGTACTTTTTAACGTGTACCCTCTCTCCAGTGAAGTTTCTTGTATTTCTGCATGGCCTGTAGAGACATGTCTCAGAATCTCGTAGGTTTTTCCATTTAACCACGCTTCTCTTCCACGTAAATCCTCTTCAATTGGAATCAGTCCATCAGTTGTACTAACAAGCGTATCCCCTGTAAGACAATTAAACCATCCTAACTCATCTTGAGCGCAGTTATGAACCACTATACCGTTAGCACTAAACTCATGCGCATCGCTATCAATAGAGATATCAAAAACAGGGCGCTCTTCCAATTGATTTTTTTCTACAACAGGAAGCCACACAATACTTGTATCTACAAGTTTAGTAGCCTTCTTATAAAGTTCCGCATCTTGCTTCTGAAGCCGTTTAAGTGCGTAGCTATCATAAGAATCGTGGTTCAACACACTAGTAGTATAAATATGCTTAGCTATGCTCCCCCCATGTAGAGAATTATCGATAAAAGAAGGAACAAAAGGAAGACGATAGACCGTATGAAATCTCTTATTGATCTCATAATCAAAAACACGGCCCTTAGTAGGGCAGCTAAGCTGACGCATAAGCTTTATCGAATCATACCGGCGAAGCCGCAGAGTTAACAGGTCACGATGGTGTTTCTTTGGTCTTTTTTGTACCTGTACTGTACTTGTTACCCCTACGTTCAAAAGAAGTAACTGTAGCTGCTGAATTAACTTCTGACTAACGGAAGACATGAAAATGTACTTACCGTCAATATAACCGTCACCCTCAATGAACGCCGAAAGAAACGCCAGTACAACATCCCTTGGTGCTTGCAGTATAGACCAAGGAACTGTTTTAGTAACAGCAACAGAAGGAGCCATCCCTAGATAGCGCAAAAACTTTTTAACAACTTTATAAGATACAACAATGTGAAAGCAGGTCTTACTTCCCTTTTTGGGCACACATGAGGATGTACGCGGAGTAAATCCAAAAACTTCTTCAAAGCAACTTACAAAATGTTTAATAACTGTCTCATCTGTGTTGGTGAAGGAGAATTCAGTAGCACCCTTTGCGTACGAACCTTCAGACACGTAGTATCCTAATAGATAACCAATAGCCGGTGTCATCTTACTAGGAAACGTACAGGTGTCTCTGTTACGTAAGGTGTGGTTTCTATACTCCTCTTCCAACTTATTAATATCGAACTTAGTAGTAATATGATAGGTACAACCAGCATTTCTTCCTTGCCCTGTTATGTACCTCTTTTTCAACATACCGCGTTTTATAAGACTATGTGTAAGTGCGTATATCCCCTTAAGGCCCGTTTCCTCAAACAACTGAGCAGAGGTAAATGTTTTAAGTTTAGCCATAAGCTGGTGCGCTGCTAGTTGCCTATGCACGCGCTTCGTCGGGGTGTAGTGTAACCGTAGCTCTTTAGGAAATTCGGCTCCCACACTAACTGCTACATAATCACCAAGCGCGAGATCTTTTGCCTCTTTCCAAACTTCTAATAAATCGGGGCTTAATGTTTTTATCCTATGATCCAGTGTAGTAACTACCGAGTACCCATCTTTTAGCACTGTTTCTTGTACAAGCTTAGTTCCCGTCATACACTGAGTGGTAATACGCTGTGCCTTGTTCCTAATCCATATGTCTGTGTCAGATAAATCTTCTTTGATAGGTAAAAGGCCTCTAGTGGTGTTGACAAGCGTATCTCCATCAAGGCAGAAGAGCCTGGTTCCTCCGCGAAGACCGCTACTACTGGCCGCCAAAATATGTATAGCAAGGCGTTTGCTAGGAAATGCTAAGAAAGTACTTCCAGAGTGGTACAGTTGAACACCAGTACGTTTCCCTTCGCTGTTAAGGTAGCGCCTAAACTCTCTAAACCAAGGTGACGAGTCGTAAACCTCACGGAAGGGTGTCCACATATATTTAGTAATTTGATGTAAAGTGGGTGCCACAAAAGCGGCTTCAAATACTACGTTATTAGGTTGGTTAAAATACCTAGTGGGACTCGGCAAAGAAAGGTATCGATGGAAAATATATGGAGCGGCAAATGTGGCAACAGAGTATGATTTACCAGACCGCTGCCCCCAAACCCCTACGAATTCATTGGGAGGGACGGGTCGGACGTTAACATTGTTATCGTACTCATTGTGATCCCAGAATCTCGGGTCACGTTGCCAATCAGTAAGTAGCTCTAACCTATTACGCTTACACTTTGGACACACCCCGTACTGGAGTAGCGTAAAACGATCTAACACGTCTCCTATAGAAGCGTCCACTGGAACGTCATGAATGTAGTCTGTATCGCTACAGAAATAGCAAACATCAGAGAAAAAATGAGCAAGAACTTGGAGCTGCTTTGGAAACAGTTCTCCAGTGTACCCTAAGAACTCAGGATTTCTACACCATTCTATAATATTTGGGGCTATCTCAAAAGCGCGTTCAGTAAATATAGATGGATCTAAATCTGCAGAGATAGCTCTGTCGATCATGGCTACCGGGTCGGGTAACCCTTCGCCATCATCTAACTCGTCATAAGATGACAACAGTGAATAAATATCACTTGATTCGTCTTCGTCATCTGGGTCTGGAGGTGGTAGAAGAGAATACTCATCGGACCGAGTAACAAGAGGGGGAGAAACATCTTTAATATCAAGAGGAGGAGAAGCTACAACTTCTTCTTTTGTTTCTTTTGTGACACTTGTCTTACTAACGCTTTTCTCAGATAGGTCGTCATCTGAAAATATAGACAGATTTTTACGCTTCCGTGGCTTGAAATTTTTTGCCGTCACTATCTTCATGGGAATCCTGGTGCTTATTTGCCACTTACACCTTGCGGCTCCTCCGCTAGCTCAGACAACATCGCCTGTACACGTTTACCAAGCCGCATCACTAAAGAATCCTGCCTATGCAGCTCCACTTCTGCCAAGTGAGCCTTACATAAAAGACTGTCCTCTTCCGGTTCATAGAACCCATCTATCTCAGTATCTACATCAAACTCTGTAAAGTCTACAATATCTTCGGATGTTTTGCAACTGTCACACGTTTGCAAGCATAGTTCATCAGAGGTCTTTGGTTCTAGCATTGGTATCTCCCCTATTTACCTACTGGTTGTGCTGATTATAACCCCTAGAGCAGAGACATCTGCTTGTAATTTATCTACTATCTTAATCAGCTTCTCCAGTGTAGTGTTGTATTGGTCAAACCTGTTAACTATTTTGTCTATCAAGTCGACCAGCTTGCTTACCCTCTCCGAGAGGGATCGGATATTAGTACGTACTCCAACACTAACATACCAAATCTTTCCAGAAGGGTCGTCTGGATCAGGCACGTTATGCATATCAAAAAGTTTTTCAGAAAAACGTTCAATCGCAGCTGTAGAGGTAGCTAAACTTTTAAGGTCTTTTTCTAACCATTCTTTTAACTTTGCAAAGCGTTCATCGAGAGAAGTTAATGTTTTACCAGAACCAAGAGTTTTGTCTAATACGTACGCGACAACGGCAGCAATTGCTCCGCCACCTACGCCTAGACCTGCTCCGCCTAATCCATCAGGCATGGTGTCTCCTTAATTATGGATAAGTATCCAACTTAGTTTACAAAGGACCACCAGCTACTCCCCTTTTTCAGTACCAAAATCTCTGTTTGTAAACATCTCTACAAAGTCAACTAAGTAGCGCCTAGCCGAATCGTCTAATTCTCCTCCTTCCAAAAGGATTGTACCTACTGAATAGACAAAATCCTTTGTAAGCTCCTGCTCAGCTGTTTTAGAACCAGCAGCATCTCCTTTTGTAGCAAGCTCTGGTAGAATGTACTTAAACATAGTGCCAAGAGCGAAGCCTTCACTAGGAAGTCTTCCTGCTACTTCCTCCCCGTTTTTTAGCACGGAGAAGTCTACTCCATTATCAGTTATGATGGAATAAACATCGTCTGCTACATGGATAGAAGCATAAGGCAGGCTGCTAGGAATCGGTTCGCCATTCTCAGAGGTGCGCACACGACTAGCGTGAGTGAGAGTGATAGTTGTAGATTTTGAGTTCTCGTGAGCACCCAATGCAGAAATCTTTGTAGAGGAGGTAACCATCTTATACGCCAGTGAGTTGGCCTTAGTATAAGCGTCTGCCGTTCTACGAAGTATGCTCTTAACGTCTACACCAGTGTCTACTGGCCATTTGAAATGCAAAACAGCCGTAGGAAAAAGCTCTGTCTCTATCCTCGTTTGTTTAGCAAGATGCACTGTGGCTTGAAGTAAGTGGGTATCTGGTATCTGTAAGAGTACCAGATCTCTCAGTTCTCTACTGTGATGATGAATTTGCATTGTCTTCACAAGTATAGGAATACCTTCTGGACGATATTATCCAGAAGGTTTGGACATAGCTGCCCTATATGAAAGAGATCAAACAGCTAAGATCTCCTTACTATAAGGTAACCTTAATTAGTTGTTTTGTTGGTAGATTTTGGAGGAACGGGAGCAGAAGAAACTTTGGTATCAGTAGTAATCTTGGCAGGAACGGTAATGTCTTTGTAAAAACGACGTTTAATCTGAGAAATGTTGTAGCAATATCTACAGTTTCTCTTTGATTGAATCTGCCGTCTAGCACCGTACTCAAAACAAGATACCATCTGCCAATAAGCAGCGCGGCCACGACACTTTCTGTGTTTCGGACGGCAACGGCTGTAGACCGTGTTCTTTTCTTCCTTACTCATATCGGTTCTGTTATAGATGGCACCGCAGTTGTACTGTCGCTTACACCTACTTGCTGTCTTGTAAAACGGTCCCATATTGTATCGATTAAGGATACATCTACGAATAGGTCGATGGTATTTAGCATGCACTGGTGTAGTGCACCAAACGATATGTCTTGAGATCTCTTGTGCACTTTTCAGGAATGCCAACTTGTGGTCTTTTTTAAGTTGGTTGCACTTACTAAAAACGTAACGGCGACCGCCACGAACATGGTGCTGTGTCATCCCACAATCAGCCCAGCAACGATTGCTTCTACCGTGCTTACAAGCAGAATTAATCATAACTAGACCTCTAAAATCGGATTCCATTCTTGCTAGAGCAACCAGAAAAGTTGCATCAACACCAGTTCTTTCCTCTGCGTAAAGAGCGGCTTTTGCAATCATGATTCTCCGTTTGGGTGTCATGCGATGCCGGTAATAGGTACTGCGTTTAGCGTTGTTTGGATCCTCAACAGCCTTTACTGATTTAGCTAGTTCCTTGATACGAAGTTCGTACGATTTTTTATACGCAACGGTCTTTCTAGTATCATCGGTAACAAGCTGCTTCAGCTTCATTAAAGGGTCCGGATATATAACAGACCCTTTTGAACCATTATAAAACTTGAGGTCTCCCGCAAGAACGGTTGTCAGGGTAGCTGCTTTTGAAGGGGGGTTACTGCCTCCCAAAGGCCCTCCACTAACAGGCATTTTGATCCCGTTTTCAGCAAGAGCGATTGTTCCGAGCAACAATACAAATCCAAATACCATTACCAGTTGTGTAAGTTTTTTCATCTTAAACTCCTTTTCGTTGTTGCAAAACGCAGCATTTTGCACAATGACAAGTATTTACAGTGCATGCCGCGCATACTACGTACAGATCTAACTGTGTAGATAGAAAATAGACCTAGTTTACAGAGGTCTGTTGAACTGACTGGTGGGAGTTGTGAAGGTTTGAGGTAGGCATTATCCCGTCCCTAGTTGATCTCTTCATCAGGGATAGGGGTACTAATGTTCGGATTGGCATCGTTGTCCTCTAGGTCAACCCGAGCGTCTACGTTGAGGAGCCTTTGCAGTTTAGGAACCAACTCAGAAGTGTCTTTACGCAACCGACTGGCCATTCTTTTCAAATACTGCTTTACTGATCGATCTACCTTACGAACGTTAGATGGATCGACAAAGGACTGGATATCCTCACGTAGTCTGTTACTTTCCTCCACTGAGATCACAACGCATTGGTTTACCGATGGACGAAGGATCTTTTGGATGATTTCACGCACCATCTCTTCTGATGGACGTAGTTTCTCACGAGCCAGAATGGTAGCTCGTGCCTCACGCATCAACGCGATATATTGGTCCATCGCGTCTGCATTTAAAGAATTGTCGGCGTATTCTCGCTGGCGCCCCGCAGCAGCATCATTGAGGTCTTGAAGCATCTGGTCTAGAAGTTCATAGCCAGTTCCGGCTACACGGTCTACACAGCTGGAAGAGTGCTCATCAATAGCAGCTGCAGAGGTGCCATAACTTGTAGAAAGTTGCAACAGTGACTGGTCACCCTTCCGGATGTCTTCATCCAGCATACGCACAGTACGTAACGGCAAATTTCTACAGAGGTCGCACGCCATATGATTTACCTAGAGAAATCAGAAAGAGCTGTTACGTTGGGAGAACAGCAACCTACAGAAGCCTCAACGAATACCATCGAATCAGGAGAAGGCGGTATCATGTCATAGGCAGAAAAGTCGTCTTCTGTAGCAGGACGTAGTCCAAACTTTGCGGCTTCCGCAGAAGACATCAATTCACGGATAGGGAGGTCTCCTTCTGCAGAATGGAATTCTAGGTCCAACATTTGAACCTCATCAAGACCATTCTCACCTACCACACCTCTATTAGAGGTATCATTAACTTTCTCTATCCTAGAATCCCGTACCAAAACAAAGGGGAAATCTTCTTCAATATTATCAGCAAAGTACCACTTTCCAGACTGTAAGTTCAGCTTGAAAGCTTTTCTTACCTCTTTTGGTACCTGGACTAAGAAGTTTCTTTCTCCATAGGGAGTAACTGTCATACTATGTGAGTCAGCAACTCTTAGAATATCAGGAAGATGTGCGTCCCTTACATCTTGCAATAGAATCGTAGTAGCAGTCGTTTCGATTACTCGCTCACCAACTGTTTCTAGTGTGTTCGCCACTATCTCTATGACAGATTCAGGTCCGCGCAGAAGCACTGCAGCGTAACCTTTTTCTTGCCCTACTTCCATATTTTTCATCTTTTTCTCCATAGGTAGCGTCTAGGACACGGCGGTGTCATCATCTACATGACGGTAGAATTTACGGTATAAGCGCATAACAATTCTACGTTGACGCGCACCAGTTTGGACGTATCGGTTCTTTTCTAGGATGAAACTAAATACCTTAAAGATGGTATCCAACGCGTGCCCATACCCACCGGAATGGATAACAATTAAATTAACAAGTGCATCTAACCGTTCCCATAAAAACCTAGCAGAGGTTTCTTCTGCCTTCTTATAAAGGTGTCCTCCCACCCTAATAACTGGTGGAGGTAGTGTGTCTATCATAGATCCAACTACGTTAAACACAGGAGCTTTCTCTTTATCTTTTACCATTCGAGCATCTCGTAGCTTTCTATCCATCTCCTCAAGCTCAAAGAGTAGATCCGCGTAACGAAACTTATTTATTATAGATTTAATAATAGGTACAGGAAGTTTATCTGACTCCATGTACTCTTCTAAGAAGTACTCACTGGGCCTCTCTTCTAAATTCGCATCAAATGTCGAAGCTTCTTTCCACAATTCCTTCTTATTATAGGTCTTTACAACATCACGTACGTTTTTTCTAAGCTCCTGCACATGCTTACGCAATTCAAAAAGTATTCCTTCCCGGGCTTCTTCTGGAATTGCTGCAAAAGCCGTTTTAACTATAGTCCATGGGTAAGGAAAAAGATCCGTGGACCACTTCGCCTTATATAACTGCCAACGTGCTCGCTGTAAGATGGCCTCTGGCCTAGCCATTTCTGTTATATCAGATACCCTACGTCCGTGCCAAAATCCAGTGGTAACGTCGTATAAAGTACCGAATCTATTTGCTAAAGCGTCAGGACTAACACTTTCTGGGACCAAATAAAATCTTACAGGATGGTTCGTTCTGGAAAGAAGATACCCAGAGATTATCTGGGTATCTTTTCCGTATTCTTTCATATCAGCATCTGCAGTATGGATAAGAACATCTAGGTCAGACTGGTCATCGTAGTAGTGACCTACTAGAGCACCCACTAAATACACCGATTTCGCGTTTGGGAACCTGCGAGAAATTTGGTGCTGTAGTTGTAAGCGAGCATTTGGCGCAAGAGTCATTTCGTCTGACTTCCAAATACTTTGGTCCATTACCCTTCTATGATAATCTAATATTTTCATATGGTTACTGCTTTATATACGTGTAACCTTTATATACTATCTTAGAGGCCACACTGCTGGAAATGTTTTTAGCACGTGTGCCACCAGGAACAGTGGCATTGGCATCTTCATCAACCACGTTGGTGGGTGAGTCGTCTCTCACATATTTTTTAGTAGGAAGCTCTTTGGTCTTTACTTCATCTCTAGAAGGAGGAGCCTTCTCCTCTTTCTTAGGTTTTGGTAGTTTACCCTCTTCTTTCAGTTTCACGAATTTTTTGGCATTCGCAGAAACAGCGTCCTCCATCACTCCCTGTAGAACATCATAGATAGTTCCATTCCAAAAACGAAGAGCATGCTCTCCAGCGGAGGTTGACACCAAAGTCGGTGTCTCAGTAAACATGATTACTAGATCCGAAAGGTCTATATCTTTGAAGTCAGGACTGTAGCTATCAATTAACTTTGGTATTGCTACTTTTGGATTCTTATTGATAATAGGTTGTAGTAGTTGAAGGTACCCCATAGTCTCTCTAAATAAACGGTCTCCCTTATAAGGGAGATCTACGTCAGAAGGAGAGATGGCTGCCTCTTTAGCGATATAAAAAGGTAGTACCCCAAAGAATTTGTACCAGCTCTTTTCAATAGAAGCCGCTTTTTCTTCTTTAGGATGCTCTTGCTTCCACCAGCGTTGTGCCTCTTTCATAAGAATAAGGTCAACAGCGCTGCTGATCAAGTTCATTAAAGAAACGTGTTCTGGAACTTGACCCTTATTCTCAAAGATCTCATCTAAATGTGTGTACCCAACAACAGCATTAGAAACAAGCAACCGATGAATAAGATCTAAGTCGGCGTAATCAAATCTAAATGTTGTAAGCTCTTCCTGTATATCTTTAGCGGGGTCTTTTGTATCTGCAGGAATAATAGATACACGCGTCTTGATAAACTTCTCTATTAGTTTACGTAAATCACCACTGTAGCTTAGTGACTTTCCTCTACCAGATTCTTTAACTCGTGTACTGACAGTCATGTCACAATTTCCTACAATATGCATGAGTACAGGATGGTACAGAAATCCCGCACCATCCTGTACTCCGCACAGGATTTACGCTATATCCCAAGTATCTACCGTAAACTATTACACCCAAGCTCGTGCACCGGGAGCACCAATAGCAGTCTCACGTGCAATAGTAGTAGTGTTGTAGATGGTAAACCCCTCGGGTACATCTTCTGGATCTGGCCGAAGTGCGGTGGTGTACACTGGGATGACTCCCAAAGACATTGCAGTGGGGGCCTCAAGTGCCGTAATGTAATTAGGATCTGTGATACCGAGTGCGTTGTATCCAAGATCTGGGTTATCAAACGAAACAGAAATCATACCCAAGCGGAGCAGGGCTTTGACTTCCTCTGCACGATCCATACTACTAGATAGGTAGCTAAGTGGGAAAGACTTCTGCTGTCCATTTTGCAGGAACACAGGACCAACTACCAAAGGGTAAGCGGACCTATTAGAGATAGTAATCTGCGCTCCGGGTGAGTTAACAATTCTTGTTGCCATTTTCATTCGCTCCTAAATGATGGGTTCTGCTACCCACGCTAGAAAAGACGTAGGTATACCACTTTGGTTAAACTACACTATATAGTAACAATAATTTAGGAGGAATGGAGAAAAGAAAAAAGATTCTGATGTGATAATTAAGATGCGGTTTTATCTAGGTCTTCCTTCGTAAATGTTTGTCATAACAAGTACTCCTGAAATAGTAAATATGGGGCCTGCAGAGTTCTGCAGGCCCCATAGGTTATTCTGATATAAGAGGATCGGCGATGAAGCGTTTAGTTTAGAGGTCAAATGATTTTGCTAATCTCCAACCTCTCTTTTCGTCCCATCCTTCATTAACTACCAAAGAGACGTAGAGAACCTTCTCAGAAGTTTGATCTACAGCTACCTGCCCAAAGAATTGATCGTTCTTCAAAGTCTTGAGGGACGTCTTTTCCTTGGTTTCAACTTTCGCCTCATCAAACGTGTCTTCAAGCAAATCGCGTACTTGCTGCTTAGCAAGGTCGTCTTGCTTTGCATCCGCTGCTTCCAAAGCAGCGCACAATGACTCCATAGTAGACAGGTCCACAACCTCCAATGGAACACGCGTCTTCAGAAGGTCTTTGGCCTTTAAAGTAACCTTCGACGCCGCAATTGCTGCAGAACCATAGCAAACACGAATCAAAGGCTCCCAGATTGTTTTCCAGTAAACCGCAGAGGGAGCACGCTCAACACCAACTACGTTCCCGTTGATGAGAATAATCGCCCCAACCTGGTCGTCAACAACCTCAAATTCAGCAATGAACTCATCTAGTTGACGCTCGTAGCTCTGCAAGTAGGTTACTAGATTCCTGTCTCCACCAAGTTGATTAGAGGCCGAAAGCTCTCCAATAGACTGCCAAAGCTTGTTGTAACTACGCTTTCCTCGCATCTCCAACGCTGGACGCCTAAGCGCTAATGGGAGAATCAAAAGCTTGTGCTCTCCCTCTGCGATAGTGCCCCCCTGATTTGCCTGAATGCACATTGCATCGTCAAAAGAACGACGACTCTTTCCAGGCACAATTGCAGCAGTGGTCATAGCATGATCCTGCGCAGCCTGCTTTACTACGTAACCAGCATTAGTCGGAAGTAAAACTGGCTTACCCTCTGGATTTGTGAAGTTCATCGTTCCGTAGTCACTAGTACCAACACGAACGATGTCAGGTGTAGCAAACCGGTTATCCTGCAAGTTTTCCTCCATGATTAGAGGAATTACTTGCATAGATCCAACCGTTTGAATTCTACCAACCTCGCAACCGCGAAGAATTTCACGAATGGTCATCGTCATTTCAGCACCTCCTACCTAGACAAAATACTGGCGGCTTGACGGCCAATATCTGTATGCTTAACAAAATCGCTTCCTGCAACCTTAACCAGGCCACGACGACTCAACGCGCTAACCGTACTCTCACGAATAAGTCCACGGTAGTTTACTAGACCACGCTCATTAGGTGTAGCCGTGTAAATTGCACGCACTGCCGAAGCCATAGGAGAAGACAGGTCCTTTACCGCTATGATTGCCTCCTTAGAAGCTGTAGCAGCCGTCTTTCCGGTCCTGCGCAACGGTTTAGCCTCTGGCAGTGCCTTCCTACCAGAGATGGCAGCTAACATCGCGGTACGTCCTTCATTCAACAGAGCACGTACCCCAGCAAGTGGGTCCTGCTCCAAAGCCTCCTTCAGCAGCGCTGCCCCAAATGCATTGGGGTTTTGTACTGGCATCGTTGGGATGACATTCGGAGCAAGCTGCCTAACGGAAGCGGTTTCTGCCGCAGCTACTGGATTCAGATGGTAAATTGGAGTGTTAATTCCAATTTTCCTGATCGCCCTAACTGTCTCCTCAAAACGCCCTGCAGGTGTGTTGTCATAGCCATCACTGATTACGTACACCGAAGTAGGGCTGTCATCTCTGATTGTTTCCGCAAGTGATAGTGCCAAAGAAGTATCCCCAGCAGGAAATACCATCCGACCTTTTCCTTTTCCACCTACGATAACAGACTTCTTAGCCCCTGCAGCCATAAACATGTCTCGCATAGCAAGAGCAGTAGCCATCGGACGTAGCTTCTGGGTACGATCTCCGAACATGGAACGAGAAGCGTCAACCAATACTACTGCCCCTGTGCAGTCGATTGGAAGTGTTGCCGCAGATTGACGCGCCTTTTCATCAAGTGCCTTACGGATGTTGTCATCCAAACTGCGCTCAAAAGCGTAAAGGTAAAGGCGTGTAGCATCCTGCTTTGATGCATCAAACTCAACTTTTACACCAGCGCTCTCAGCACGCTTCTGAACTTGAATCTTCTGCTTCTCTGTCATTGAACCAGACTTAGCAGAAATGCGTACGATCTCCTCTTTCTTAGTTCCCTTGTGATACGTTGAACGAATACCCTCAAGAACTTCTGGAGGCAGTCTGTTCCCAGCTGCAAGGTCTACACGTGCAGCCAAGTATGCCTTGAAAAGAGGCAGCGACCATACTCCCTTAGCAGGGTCCTCAAGAACAAAAGCAGCGCACTCACAAGCTACTGCCAGATCGTTTTCTCCCAAATAAGGAGAAACGTGCCGACGTAGAATCTGCTGCTCTTTTGGCCCAAGGACAACGTTATCGCCATCCTTTGCAAACCTACTTCCCAACGAGAAGATTACTCCAGACAAACGTTTTCCCCAGGCGTGCTGCAATGCATTACGCATCTTGCGCCGGTATTTCACAGCCCACCACTCCACATTAGGAGAGCCTAGTATAGCAGACAACGTGATACGTCTAGTACGACGGTTGTTGCAGCCACTATCTAGTAGCATCTCAAAAAGCTGGAACATGCGTGGGATACTGATGCTACTTAACAAAGCACGCACCAGTTCTCGTTCTCCCGCAAGCTCATCTTGCGTTGGGGCTCCGTTACTTGGCCACTCCAATAGGAACCAGCATACCAACTTCCGAGCGTTATCTGTCAAACCAGATAAGCAAGAAAGAATACCGTAAGTCTGGCGGTCCACGGAAAACATCGAAGCGTGAGCCAGGCGCTCAGCTTTAATTTGGTCTTCCTTTGTATTGTAATGTGTACCTCGCGCCATACCGGTCGTAGCGATATCTAAAAAGCTAGAAACCACTCGACCAACAATGCGCTGCTCACGCATGTTCAAACCTACGTCTTCATTCTTTAGGAGACGTGTTGCAAGCCGTGGTACAGAAGGAATACCATACTTTTCACAGTATACACCTGTCTTTTCTGCCTCGGCTACAAGCAGATCTGCAGCTTCACTATCGGCTACTACGTAACCGTCCAACACTTTTCCATCAGGTCCCTGTACAGAAGCCAAACCTGGCTCTACAGATAGTCCTACCTGCAAACCAAGCTTCTTTCCCTTCTGGACACTATCAAGGAAAATAACCTGTGACGTGGTACGTGTACCCATCAGCCGACGTAGCTCAGTCGTCTTCAGTCCTTTTTGCATGATATAGCCTCCGTTTTAGACAAAAATAAAGGGCTCACAGAGGAGCCCAGTTGCCATAATACTATGGCAAAAAATTAGTACGAGGTAATCTGAAGGTCAGCGTGGTTGTGAAATACGGGACTTGAACCCATAACCTCTTCATTTTCGTTGAAGCGCTCTAACCAAGTGAGCTAATTTCTGTAGCGACCTTACCGTCCTCGTGTATATCTTTCAGCATCTTGTGCTGTTTAATTAAAAGTTGAGGAAATGTGAGAGTAAAGTTTTGACATTTAAAAAATGCCGGTATTACTAACCGGTGCCTCACCAATTGGGCTACATCCCCATAAGTGGGGATGCTAGGATTCGAACCTAGATATTTGTTCTGTACTTACTCTGCAGTCCTCAAACTTACCGTGTTTCATGTTAAAAACATGAATAGAGGGAATGTGGAAGTAAAGTTGCGAAGTTACAAGGAGCGGGGTTTGAACCCGCGACCTTCGGTTTACTATACCGACGCTCAACCAACTGAGCTATCATTGTGTTTTCTGTACTTACTTCGCCGTCCTCTATTCAAGTATTCAAGCCGTAGTTTCTTGCTGTCTACTCGTATTATAATCACTGCTAATCGACTGTCAATGATTTTTTAAAAAGCGTTCCACTTATTTTTTTGACTTACTTTTACACCAAGACTACTCCGTAGCAGAATCGTCTGGTGTTTCTGTTAATGCAGAAAGCCACTCCTCTGCAGCAGCAATCTTAGATTTTGTATCACGTATCACACGCTTATGGCGTTTAACTACTACTTTTGTTTTCTTCAACCTATCCTCTGCGCCAAGAAGCTCCTCTCGCAACTCCCTTAGAAGAGTCTCTTGCTCTTTTATCTTCTTCTCTTTAACTGACATTAAATGCTCCTAAAAGTGAGGTTTCCATAGCTTTGACATCTTGTTCAAACGGTATGTTTAACTGTGCGTAGAAAACTTCTACGCGGATGCCTAGATACTCTGATTTTGTGTCTGCTGCTAACTTGGCTTCGTCGTAGTCCAAAAAGAATTCCATAAGAGAGTTGTTGCTCATAGCCTTCTCAATAGGCGGGGCGTTACCGTGGCGACGAACTCCAATGAAAAATACAGTATGTTCCCAACTTCCGTTTTTCATGTGCCCCCGTAATGCCCCCAAATATTTTTAAGAGGGGAGCAATTCGTAGATGCACCCTGCATACTTAATATGTGAAGGGGGTGCCACACTAGCTTCTTTCTCTTTTACAGCTTCCTTAGCTTCTTTTTCCATTTTTGCCAGACGGTCGTAGTAATCAGCAAATTCATTCAGGTGAGCTAGTGCGATCTTTGCGGTCTTAACCGGGTCATCCTCCGTAATGTTAGTATCCGCACTACGGGTGCCATGCTCTAGCTCAACTTTCATACCCTTCGCTAGGTCAGAGGAAGTGAACTTCAACTTATTCCAGTCTAGTCCTAGCTCCTCTGCTACCGCCTCTACGTCTTTTTTAGAGAATCCCATTTCAAGTCTCCAAGTGTGTGAATGGTTATAGTACTATAGAATAGTAACATATTACCAGTCTTTACAACTTTCAACCTGTTTTGGTTCTCCGTTCCTCACTTCTAATGTAAACACTGAGTACAAGATGTCAAGAGGGAAAGATGGCTACGAGTGGATTTGAACCACCAACAACATCGACCTCAACGATGCGCCTCTGCCAATTGGGCCACGTAGCCAGAAAGTGGGAGCTAACAATGGCCAACTTGTGACTGGCCAGTCTGTTCGGCCACTGCGCTCCCGATGCCTACGAGTGGATTTGAACCACTACCCTTATGGATCTGAACCATACGCCTCTGCCAGTTGGGCCACGTAGGCAGCTAATACGACATATGTGAAAGGGAAACTTAGATGTCAAGGGGGGAGAATTTTAAACTACTGGGCCTCTGCCTACACCCGGCTCTACAGCTTTCCAAAAACCTCCAAAGGTAACTGGAACTTTTTTGTACCCCAATTTTTTAGCTAGCCAGAGACGGTGGTTCCCTTCTCCAACCTTAGCAACGCCGTCCTTTCCAAATACCATCACCACAGGCTCTTTAGCATTCCACCCTAGGAGCTTCATGCTTTCTTCTAGTTCTTCCCACTGCTTAGCGGTCAGATTGCTGTCACCACCCGGAGAACGATCATACTCTCTGTATTGCCAAACATCCTCTAGGGGATAGAGGGCAATAAAAGACCCCCACCGATCTGGGCGTGCTTCCTCTACTGCCCAACGCCGCGCTACCTCTTCCAAAGGCAAAGGATTATGATGGTCAAAGTCATAGTGGTCGTAGAAAGCACGAATGTAAATAGCACCTTTGTATTTAATAGTACGCGCTACACGCTGACGGGAAGCACTTCCTGCTTTGCTAGAGGGCACACCCTTTGGTATACCAACCAATATCTTTGTGTGAGGCTTGCCACCTATTTTTCTAGTGTACCATCCGGACTTTGGTGATTTACCATCGGGATGATTACCTAACCACTCTATGTCTTTACCTAACAGTGCCGCAGCGTATGCGGGGTTTTCTATTACTTTTATATTTGGAAAACGCTTCCAGATGATGTCGGAAATAGGAGGAGAGACTTCTGCATAGTAACCAACACTGCCTAGAAGCTTCGTAAACTCTTGTATTACAGTCTTTTTTGAGACGCTCTCGCCATCATGTCCTATACTATTAATTTTGTTTCCCGGATCGCGTAGCTTCCAAGTAACCACAGCATCGGGGTCTGGGTCTGTATCTAGATCGATAGCGTGTAGAATTAGGTCATCCCTAAGAAGCGATATAGAGGAAGGCAGGCTTGAATGCCCATCTTCTAAATCTGTGTAAGCATTGGAGATAAGATCAAACAAGCTCTGTAGAAGCTCAGGATTATGGTGGAGATCATCCGAAGTTATATCGACCCACTCGTTAAATCCAAATAAGTCTTTAAAACTGTCTTTGTCCTTAATCGGTTGAAAGACTACCGGATCAGCAATACGGTACAGATGGCCTTGGTATTTAAGATATTTATTAGTCATCTTAGGTACTCCTTCCGAAGTGTTTCATATACGAGCGTGTTGTACCTGTCGTAACCATGGTCAAAGGGAATGTCATAGTTCTCCGCAATGAATTTCGCCACCGCCGCCGACCGAGAAATACCGCCCCAACAATGGACGTAGATATCGGAAAGCTTGGTTTCGTTGGCCTTCAACCAATCAATAATCCTTTTGGCGTCTTCTTTATCAAAAGGCCAGTAGCTAGACCCACCGTAAGGACGTAGGGGTTCCGCCTCTTCAATGTCGTCGAACTGGAGCCTAAGCACACTACCCCAACCATCTTGAATGTCTGCCCTACATCCAGGGTCTGTAATTGAAATAACACCGTAGAAAGGGCTCGGTGAAAGAGCTTTCATGTCCTTTTCAGAAAGGAACTCTATAGATTCGTAACCTTTGCTCATTAAAGCACGGACGTATACACTCCCCTTGTACATTATAGCGTTCCTTAAAATTGACATTAGATCTTCTGTGAGCCCACTGGGCCATAGCTAACAATACCTGGCACGGGTACTCGCCATTCTTCCATAGAATGTAGATAATCGACTTTTGGATAAGTTGTATCTATAACCGCCTCCACCACACCGATGTCTTTTGGATTAGTTTTCTGGAATTTATTAGCGAGTCCTGAAGTATCAAAAAACAACGGATCGAACCGTGTGCCTTTTCGCTCAGCGAGTATCAACGAGTAGCGTACAAGGTCAAATGTATCACCTAACTCTACTTTACCGTCCGCCTCAATTTTTGGGGCCGAGGAAGCTCCCTGAGCATCACCAAAGAACTCCAGCAACTCCTCCGAAGATATGCCTACAGTGGAAGCGTAGGAAAGTATTGTATCAAGTGTACGAGGACCCTGCAAAATAGTGACCATATCAAACATAGCTTGTGCTATTTGTTTTGCGGTACCCAACGACCCAGTAAAACTGATACCATTAACGGCCCCACCTAAACCAGCGGCCTCTCCTAACTCCTCACGAGTTTTAAAGCCATTCTTTAAAATAGAAGGTAGTGCTGTAGTAGCATGCCAAACTATCTCACGCTCCGATACATCTGGTCTTGGATCTCCGGGATGCTCCTTAGCAAACTCTTTACTAATTAGATCCCGTTTATACTCGATGGCATGTAGGTAGTCGTCTAATGCGTCTAGGTGGGAAGGTAACTGACGGAACAACGCAAAAATAGGAAGGACGTCTTTAGTAAACTCCAAGTTCTCAGTTTCATCGTCGTAGTATTCTTTTGCCTTTTTAATTGCTTCTTCAGACAATGGTTTGTATGGGTCTACCACAAACTCGGTGTCGGTGTCATAGTTGTATAAGGGTCGGTCCTTTACCTCTTGTGCAAATTCGTCCATTCTTTTTCTAATTTGCACTATTGACTCACGGATGCTCTCTGTATGCAGCCATCGTGCTAGTTTACTGAAACTATCCGCTAGCTCGTGGGTAGAGTCAAAACTTTCTAGATAACTACTATCGAGTATTCTATCGATTGGGTAATCGAGCCAAGATAAGGAAGATCGGAACACATCTCGTAAACCATCCTCCACTTTATCATCGGTAACTAATGGTTGAAGTTTTTGCAAGAACTCCAGCGCAGCTTTAGCCTTCTGTTTTGCACCCCGCAGATTTGCAGGAGGAGTCCAGTACGACGTGACCAACGTATAAGTGGTCCCGGCGTATCTGACAACTTTTGGTATACGCTGGTACAGATGCCCCTTGTATTTGATTAGTGTGGGTCGCATACCAGAAGAATAACTATGATGTGCACCTAAATTGCTCGCACCGGGAGTCGAACCCGGATGGGGTCAAGCCCCGAGGGATTTTCGTACCACTACAATTTTCATTGCCATAAAGCAGTTAAGCTTTATGTTTGTGGTCTGGACCATCTCTTCACCGTATCTTTTGACTTAGGTGCGCCGTGTATGGCCTCTACACTCAGCTTTCGCTTAGCTCGGGATTGCCACCATCCTCACATGGTAAGGTTTCCCCGAATTAGCGGCGTCCACTTACAAGGTTTCCCCTGCAAGGCTCAAATTGTCAAAGTCCCTTGCGTCTACCAACTTCGCCATGCGAGCTAAATAACCCGTATCAGTTTACCTACTTTCGAGATCTTCGTCAAGTAACGTCCTTCATCGGGGGAATCGTTCAAAGAATCCACCGCAGATTCAATATCTTTTGGAGGGTCGTTCCTTCCATAGTATTCTTCTAGTTCCGACAAGTCTACGTCAGGAACCTCCGTTGTATGTTTATCCCAATCAGCATCAACTTCATACACACGGAGCGGAGGGATATTTGTAAACCCAAACGCATACTTATTGCAGTCACTATGCTTTTGTGCAGCTTCAATTGCAGAGACAGTATCCTTGTACACTAGTCGTCCAAGAAGACCAAATGTATGCTCTTCCTTTGGAGGATGTAAAAACTCTGGGCTATTGTATTCGTGTATAATCGCGTAAACAGGCATTATTCTGTATCAACCTTCTCCCACCAATCACCAGTACGGGGATCCCAACCGCGCTTACACAATGTGCACCAGAGAATTCCACTAAGAGGTTCCAATTTTGTTTCGCAACATTGATCACAGAGTGTCGGCGCGTCCTGATCAAGAAACCTACGTACAGCCGCCTGCAGTATTTCAATCTCTAGCTTAAGTTCTTTGATTGTATCTTCATAATCGGCTTTAAGAGCTTTAATCTCTTTGTCATGCTCTTCATTAATTATGTCAGAAACTATAGTCATGGTAACACGTGTTCCTTAAAAAGGGCAGCAAATTTCTCCCGCTGCTCCCACATGTACTTAGCGTTACCCTTTTGGAAATCAGCGGCCACACCCTCGATGTCGTCTTGTAGCATATTCAGACAAAGGTGCCCTACGCGATCTTTATCACAGTCTGCGATCTGCACCACTTTAGTTCTACCCTCATGACCATGGATAGCTACCACTTCCTCGATGCTGGTATAGAACGCTACCGAGGTGTGCGCAGTTAGCCAGGTAAGAGAGCACCAACCGTTGTCGAAGATAACTCCTTGAGCTACAGTTCCCGTTCCACTGATCCCTGACTCGTCTTCAGTGCGGCGGAGTTCAAATAGTTTCATAAGTTATTCACCACCAAGCATATCTTTTAGAGGGTATACCGGAGTTCCTTTTTTCCAAAGATCCAGAGATTTTCTAGTTTTAATCCACTGCAAATCTTGCATCTGCCAGCCTTGACAGGTACCTTCACCACAATCACAAGGAAGTACAACAAAGTCGTAGCTTGCCAAAGATTCCATAGCCACATTAGACTTGGCAGAGTAGTCACGTGCGAATTCTTCTGGAGTTTTTTTCATCTGGCTATCCTATAGTAAGTGCCGGACCCGAGACTTGAACTCGGAAGAAGCAAAGCTTCAGAGGATTTTGAGCCCTCCGCGTGAACCAATTTCGCCAGCCCGGCTTATGTCTTCTTAGTGCTCCCTTTATGGATTTTCTGGTCCGTTGCAAACCAGCCGCTGCCTTTCAAAACAAACGCGCCCAAACTTGGAGCTAACACAGTTTCTTTTGATTCACAGTGGCCACAGATGCAGTCGTCGAATCTTTCCGACATTTTACGCTCAACTTCAGTTCTTTTTCCACAGGTGTCACAAGCATATTCGTAAAGTGGCATTGATAATCCTCTAATATTTTTTCCTCTTCCTCAGATAGAGGAATACACAGGTAACATTTTCCCGGCTCAGTTCCCATATAACTCATAGGGAGTGTATGCTTGCACTCAGAACAAGTAAATTGAGTCTCCGCTCTTAGCTCTGCCCTTAGCCGAAGCAGGGATTCAATTTTCTTGTCGTCCATACCGAAGCCTTTTCTACTAGTAGTAATGCTGACGGGGAGATTCGAACTCCCACGGGATTTCTCCCAAATACTAGATGCCATCGGAGGAAGTTGAATCCCCAATCACCTGATCCTAAATCAGGCCGCTCTGCCAGTTGGCGCACGATGGCGTAAGTTATCTATTTTTCATCCAGTAACCACGTGGTGGTTTTTCTATACCGTAATGTGTACACCATTTGGATACCGCAGTATCGGATACACCAAATTGTTTGGCAATAGTTGTAGTTGGGTATTTCCACACCAAACCACCCAACTCCTCAGCTGATGGCCATTTAGCTCGACGCCTACTTTTATGTACACAGGTTTGTGAGCAAAAAATGGTATCAGACCTGTTTGGTAGCTCTCCACATACGGGACAAGGGTTAATCTTTTTACAGACTCGCGTCGAACGTTTCACACCTCGTTTAACCCTAGGAGGTGTTCGGGGTACCATCGACATTATATCCTCTTCTGATATAAGCGTAATACCTAGTGGTCTAGCTTCATCCAGCACAGTGCTGCCACCTTTATCTGCATAGTAAGCCTCAACCTGTACGTCCCTTTGAGACATGCTTAACGCCTTGTAGCGGCTAACATCAACCCTACCATTCTGTACACCGCTAGAGTATTCCCCAGCACATTTTCTCCCACAAAAAGGACCGACCTTATGCTGCTTTAGATTATGACGTAAAGCCGCAGCTTTTTTGTATGCTAGCTCTTCGCACCAAATACAACGTATACGGACAAGAGCTACCCTACGGGCATCCTCTCGCGCATGCTTACCCATAGAAACGATTCTAAGGTTGTCCCAAGCGTTATTGGCCCAATCGTGGTCTATATGGTCCACCGTTTCCTTATAAGGATCTAGTTGTCTATTAAATAGTACCTCTACAAGAAACTTAGGGTAAGATATCGTCCTCTTTCTACCAGTAAAGTCTACAGTGTTTATTATCAACCTTCCACTGCTCTTTTGTGTGTAGGGACCATTAACGTACTTTATATTTTCAAGGTAGCTGTTCATTCGAACCCTCAGTTGCCATGGTATCATACCATAACCTACTTTCTAAAGGTTTGAATAAAACCCAGCGTGACTACCATTACACCACGTCAGCTTATCCTTATCTACGTATAGAGTTTACAAACTTCTGGTCCATTTCAAACCGTTCGTCGCAGGCTTCCCACAATTCTCTATGTACCGTGCTATGTGGAGAGCTTGTTCCGTTA